AGAGATCTTCCCCGCCAACCTGCTGCGCGCCGTCGTTGTTGGCCTGGACGCCTCTGCGGCGGCGGCCGTGGAGAAGGTCACGCACGGGGACACGACCACCACGATCTGGAGCAGCATCACGGGGCTGGCCCTCGGAGAGCTACCCGCGAGCAGAACGCTGGTCATCTCTGGCACGGCGTGGTCTTACACGCACGCGGCCTACGACACCGTTACCAAGATGGCCGAGAAGGTAAACAACGCTCAGCCGAACTTCACCATGACGGTGAAAACCCCCGTCACGACCTTTGCCATGACCGACATGGACTATGCCCCCACCTCTGGTCCGCCGGCAAACACTGCGGCCCCCGTCTACCTGGCTGGAGGAAACGAAGGGAGCGCCGTGGCGGGTGCCGAGGGGACGCCGACCGCAACGATCACGGACTGGCAGACGGCCATCGATCTTCTGACCAAGCTCTACGTCAACACGCTGGTGCCGCTGACGCATGATGCCGCGGTGCACTCCTACGTCAAGGCGCACTGCGCCTATATGTGCGGTGCGGGATCGATGGAGCGGGACGCCATCGTTGGGCTGCTCAACGCTGGCGGAACGTCTCTTCCGACCAAGGCCGAGATCAAGACGCAGATCATCAACCTCAACACCCGCCACATTCGCGCCGTGGCTCAGCAGACCGAGGTTTACAACTCCAGCGGCACCAAGACCAAGATGGACCCCGCATTTCTCGCCGTGCAGGCGGCCGGCATGCAGGCGGGCAGCGACGTGGGTACCAGCCTGACGTACAAGTACATCAACACCCTCGGGATTTACGGGCACAGCTCGTGGAACCCGGTGGACGATTCGGACGAGATGATCGAGCTGGGGCTGATGTTCGCTCGCACGGTGGACGGCGTCGGACGGCGGTGGGTGCGCAACATCACCACCTATCTCCAGTCCACGAACGTTGCTTTCAGCGAGGGGTCCGTCAACGAGGCGGCAAACTACTCCACCTACAACCTGCGCACGTCTCTTGAGTCCGCCGTGGGGCAGAAGGGCTTTGCCGGGACGATTCAGGCCGCGGACGGCGTTGCTCGAAACGTCCTGTCTCAGCTCATGGGCTTGGCCATCACCTCGTGGCGCAGCCTGAGTTGGATTCTCATCAGCGACGTGCTGGAGTGCTCCGTGGAGATCGCCCCGGTGGTGCCCGTCAACTTCGTCAAGACCACCATTCACCTCTACAACGCGCCTCAGACGGCTTAGCAATAGGAGCTGACCCATGGCCACAGGCAAGACGTTTACCGCGCCCCGGTGCCGCATTCTCCTCGAGGGGAAGGTCGTGGCGCGAGGGACAAACTTCACCATGCGCTGCTCCGAGGAAGTTCAGGACGTGGACGTGATTGACTCCGTCGAGACCATTGAGTATGCCACCGTCGGATACAAGGTCAGCGGCTCCATCGGTCGCGTCAAGAGCGTCGGAACCACCGTCAAGAGCCTCGGAATGTTCCCAAACACGGGCAAGGACGCCGAGGAGCATCTCTCGAACATCCTGGCGATGGATGGCCAGGTGTTGCAGGCCATGGACAAGGGCGAGAGCAAGGTGTTGCACACCATCACTGGCGTCAAGTTCACCGACTGGGATTTCTCCATCGCGGCCCGAGGCATCGGGGCGGTGAACGTCATGTGGCGGGCGATCCGCGAGACCGACGAGAGCGAGCCCAGCTAGGAGCGTGATTCGTGACTGAGGAAGATCTGCGAAAGAAGGTCGAGGATTCCGCCAAGGTCTCCGACGAGGCGCACGTTGACTTCTCGAAGGAGACGGCGACGTTTCCGTTCCGCTGGACATCCCCGCGAGGAGAGGTGTTCGAGGGGACGTTCACGAACCGAATTCTCACCCTTGGGGAGCTGAGCCGGGCCGCCACCACTGTGGCTCAACTGAACGGCGGGCTTCCCTATGAAGCCATGCCGCCGATTCACCGTGACCTTAACGACCGCCTCGGACATCTGATGGTGAGCCTGGATATCGAGGAGCGCCCCGAGTGGGGGCGGAACCTGCTCGGCATCAGGCACCCCGACATCATCTATGCCCTGTACCGTGTGGTGGAGACACACGAGGCCACGTTTCGCGGACAGCTCGCGCCTGAAAAAGGCGGCTCTTCGGATGGCAACAGCCCCGGAGCATAGCCTGGAGATCTGGCACAGGCGCAAATACGGTACGGCGTCGGATCCTCGCCCGCTTGCTCAGCGAACCGCTGGGGGCATGCTCCTCGAGCACTACCTCGATCTCGCCATCGAGATGGGCGATCTGGAATCCTCCCTTGATGGTGAAGAAGAGATCGATGAGCGAATGTCCGCGAAGATGCAGAAGCGTCTCGCGGAGATTCGCCAAGTGCTTCTGGGCGACGAGGAGGAGGATCCGTGGCTTGACGAGTGGAACGGAGATGAGGAGGTGGTTGACCTGTCCGAATACCAGGTTTTCCGTCCCGAGGATGCCATGAGATGAGCGACGTTGAAACCAAAGTCAAGGTTACCTCGGACGTAGGTGGTCTGCGCGAGATCGGGCGCGAGGCCAGGGCCGCATTCTCCCCGGAGTCAACGCGGGAGATTCAGAGAAAGACAAAAGAGCTTGAACGCGACATGCGCGATCTCGGCAGGACGATGGCCAACGTTGCCGAGGAGATGCGCAAGACGAAGCGGGGCACAGAAGAATACGACAAGCTGCGCCTGAAGCTCAGGGAGGTACGAGATGAGGCGCGGCTGGTAGAGACGGCGCTGCAGGGGATCGGTAGGGCTACGGGCGGGGATGGAGGCGCCGGGCGCAGATCATTTATCGGAGGCGTTGTGCAGGGGGCCGGGCTTGCGCAGTACGTTCCCGCCGAGCCGGGGATGGGGGCTCGCATCGGCGGTGTCATGGCCGGGGGCATGATGAGAAGAGCGGCGGGGGGAATGGCGGCTCCGTTTCTCATGCCGGGAGTGGGGGGCATGGCTGCGGCCCTTGGGGCGATTCCTGGTGTCGGGGCGGCGGCAGGTGGCGCTCTGCAACAGGGGGCAGCGTATTTTCAGCAGGCGGTAGCATACGATCAGGCGCGTCTGGGGTTGCTGCCGTATGCAGGAGAAGGAATTCTGCGACAGGTGGCGGTGACTCGTCGAAAACCTGAAGAAGTAACAACCGGAGATGTTTCAACGGCCGCTGGGCTTTCAAAGGCATGGGGAGAAGAAAGAAAGAAGTGGGGTGGGGAATCCGAAAAACTGGTGGGCGGTGGTGCATGGGGCGCGCTTGCGGCAGCAAGAGCCGCTGGAGCGATGCGTGGCGCCCGAATGGCTCCAGAAGAGAGAGCCCCTACGTTGGCAAGTGGAGCAGCCTCCGCTGTTGGGCTTCTGAAGACAATTGCAACCGGAGGAGGAGAAGAAAGAATAACGCAGTACAGAAATGTAATGCGCGCTGGTCTCCCATCGCTTGGCTGGGGCGTGTCCATGGGCTATTCCCCGATGGAAGAGGCGGGGCTCATCGGCGGATTTTTTCAGGCGCGTGGTGGGAGGTATTCTGGCGCTGCCCGCGGCGAGGCCGTTGAGGCGGCGGCAGCTCAGAGGCGTTACGGCGTGGGCGTTGGGTTGGCCGGTGGATTCGGTCGCATGTTCATGCCCGGGGCGGGCGGAGAGGGAGGGGCAACGTTGTCGGGGGCCATCGGTACGGCGCTGGCTCAGGGGCTGAGCGGAAGCCAGATCCCGGAGTTTCTTCAGACGTTGGTGGAACAGGGCCGTCAGGCAGAGCAGCAGGGGGTCAAGTTCGATGTCAAGGGGACATTGCTTGATCCGACCTCTCTATTGTCCGCTGGCGGGCTTCAAGGGCTTCAGGCGGGGAGGGTGGCAGCCGGGCTTCAGGGGGCCGCCAGAGGCGTTTCAGCGCGCGGGGTGACCAGTCCAACGGACCTTTTGCTTGCACGGGCGGCCGGGTACAGCTCGGATCAGGGGGCCGAGGGTTATGCAGGGGCCATGAACCGGCTGGCCGGAGGCATGAACGAGGATGTCATGCGCAACCTGCTTGAGCAGTTGGCGAGCGGGGTACAGGGCACAGGGATGGGCTCTCAGATGCAGTCTCTGCTTTTCCGCCGGGCCCTGGGGCGCATGGGCGTTCAGGTTGGCCCGGAGCAGGCGCAGGGACTGATTTCAAACTTCGGCGGAGGCATGGGGATCGGAGCCCGGGCCCGCCGCTGGTTCATGGGCACGACGGGCGGAATGGACGTTGGCGATTTGGTGAAACAGGCCCAGACCGGAACGGCTGGGGTGGGTGGACTCGCGGTTTACGCTGCTGGAGCACAGGCAGAACAGATAAGAATAGGAAGAGATAAAGATTTCGCTCAAATATATAAGAACTTGGAGACTGGAGGAAGAACGTTCATAAGGGCGCTCAGCAATATGTCTGGAGCATTAAAAAATGCGACTGAACTTGTAAAGGATACTATGAAAGGTTTTGAAGGGGCGACCAAGGGAGCCGGGCGCTGATGGGAACCGCCAACCTCACGGGGCTTCCAGGTCTCTCTGTGCGAGGCGGAGAGAAAACGCTACTGGTCAACACGAAAGTCGGGATGACATTCTGGCCACAGGACGGAATTCCGATCTCGAAGTACAAGAACCGAAGTACCGAACCCATTGACGTGATCTGGGATGCGAAGAAGACCAATGGAGCGCTGATTCGGTTTACCTGGTCCAAACATCTTGGTGATCCATCTGGAACGTGGCAGGCGACGCTGAAGGATCGCAGCCCGTACCGCATGGACTTCGAGCGCGGGGACGTGCTCGCCGATGACTGGTGCGACGTTTCGTTTCTGAGAAACGGTGTAGCGATCCCCGTGTGCCGCGGAACCATTGACAACGTGCAGCGCGTGACGCAGGCGGCCGGTGGCGCAAACGTTCGCGTCTGGGAGCTTGCTGGAAGAGATCACGGGGCGTTTTTCGCCTATCCGCTGGCCTTCCACAACATCTACGTGCGTACGCTTGGTGAGCTTGTTGCGGGCGTGTTTACGGAGCGGGTGCGAGGAAAGATTGGAGGCTCCCCGGCAGAGCTTTTCAAGATCATTATCGAAGCCGCATTCGCCAATGGTGCCACGTCCAGCATTCGGCTTCTACCTCCCAAGATGGCAGTTTCCGAGGGCGTGGACGTGACCCCGAGTTATGACCGACTCGTGCAGACGATTCGTTCGGCGTTCACGGGGGCTTCAGTGGCTCCGAACGGAGCGCTTCTGGATATCCTGAAAATCACGACCAAGCCCACCCGTGGGGCCTACTACAACGAGCTGGCACTCTGGAACAACCCGGGGACGAATCTGCATCAGACGTTGACGGGATGGTGCAACCCGCTGTTCAACGAGTTCATTTACGATCTGGCCATCGATTCGAATTACCCCACGACCGGAGAGGCCAAGAGCAAAATCGAGGCCCTGATTCGAGAGCGCCCGTTCGTTACCACTGACAGCAGTTGGAGCCTCAGCGGAGACTTCCCGTGGGTCACGTACCGCACGCCGCTGGACTCGCCATGGTTCGGCCTCACGACATGGACGCTGCCAAGCTGGCTGATCCTCGACGACTCGATAGGCATGTCGGCGGCCGAGCGGATCAACATGGTTCAGCTTCTCGCGGATGTCGGGCTCACCTCCGAAAATGAGCAGGTGGCGCAGGCCCCGCCGAGTTGGGATCGGGAGAGCATCAAGCGTCATGGGCTGCGGCTTCCTCCCATCCCCTTCGAGACTCGCTTTGTTCAGGACGGAAACAAGGGACTCGGGCAGTGGGTCATAGATCGCAGGAACTGGCAGAGCATGCTCGTTGACTGGTACTGCCTCAACCCCTGGTTCTGGAGTGGAACGATCACAACGAAGGTGGCGCTGCCAGAGATTCGGGTGGGACACCGAATCAAGATTGACTCTGGAAACGCCTCAAAAGTTTGGACATTCTACGTGGAGGGCGTGCAACATGAGTGGGAAAGCGGGTCGGGGGAGACCCCTCCCGGAGGATCGTCAACGTTTACGGTGACTCGCGGCTGGCAGGGCACGGACAACGACCTGGTGACCGCCACTCGCGAGGCGGCGGCTGCATTCAGGGCGGTGATGTGATGGCCGAAGGCTGGGAAACCGCTCTCAACAGGCGCATCGGATCGGCTCTTCAGGCTGGTATTCCGTCTCCAGAGCGCCGCCCGAGCAGCTTGGAGGGGTCTCCCCTCGGGTACGTGTGCGAGGCCGTTGTGCTGGCTCTCTACTGGCCAGAGGAAGACACCACGGTTGTGGCTGGCAAGCAGGTGGGGCTCACCGCTGACGTGAGAACCATCAGCATGAACCCGCGCGAGTTCTCCCGCGTCCGCGTGCTGCAACCGCGGCACGGAATTCACGACGAGGACCTGTGGACACCGCGTCCGGCGAGCGTCACCACTGACGGCAGCGCACTGGTGGCCACCCCCAGCGGCACAAGCGGGACCGGATCGCAGCCCACCCGGGCAGAAAACTGTGATGGCGAGCACGTTCTGCTGATATTCCTGGAGAATTCCATCGCGAAGCCGGCGATTCTTCCCATCAGCGCTCCGCACCCCAGCGTGAACCGGCTGCTTCAGAAGTCCGACGGGCACGTGCGGCGCATTCGGCACAACGGGACGCTGGTACAGTGGGATGCCAAGGGCAACTTGACCATCGATGCTCGAGAGGCGGCCTACACCGCTCTGGGCAGCAAGGCGGCGGAGGTGTCCGCCTCGGGGGACGGCGGCGAGATTACGATCAAGACCAAGGACGGATCGGGCCATGTCAGCAGCGTTCTGTTGGACAAGAGCGGTAATGTGATTTTGACAGACGGGGGCGGAAACACCCTGATTCTGAGGCAGGCCGGCAACAAGATTGAGCTGGATTCTGGTGAAGCAACCGTGGACGCGACCGGTGATATCACGCTTACGGGTGGCGGCACCGTCAAGATGCAGAGTTCTGGAATAATCTCTGTAGCTAGCGACGCAACCGTGCAGGCGGCTTCTGGCAGCAACGCTGCGGTCAAGACGGCCAACGCTGCTTCCGGTTATGGCGGGGCGAAGATCGCCGGGCAGCCCGCTGGCTATGCGAAAGTAGCCTTCGGCAACAGTCAGGTGCTCGCGGAGAGCTGGAACGATCAACAGGGCAAACCTCAGACTTACACCGGGGCCGTTGAGATCGTCGAGATCCTGCATGCCGTCGTCAAGGAAATGAGAACTCTGGCTTCCGACAAAGACACCTTCTTCAAGTGGGATACCATGCTGGGGAAGATCAAGGGAACGCTCTGATGTCCGTCTCCATCATCGACGTTCTGAAGGAACAAGCCCGGCAGCAGGCCACGGGAGACGTGGACTTCTACAAGATCAAGCCGTACATTTTCAAACTCATCGCCCCGTCCAACAAGGGCCCTGTGGGGCCGATGGGGTACGCTTACTTCCCCCTGCCCATCGCGCCGCAGGAGTACCACTATTCTCTTCCATTTGCCTCGCAGATCACCCCGACTCAGGACGGCGGCTTGACGGTTGAAGAGGGCGGAATTGTTATCGGCCAGATCCGCCTGTCGGGAACCATGGGGCTGAAGAAGAAGAAAGCCCGGGACACGTCAGCCTCCAGCGGCAACCCGAGATTCACCGGCCTGATTCCAAAACGGTACGCTGGCAGCATGTGGGAGATGTCCGGCCAGATGCTTCTCTGGCGGCTGCTCGGCCGTTGCTTTGATGCCTACAGCGAGCTGAAGAAGGACCCAACCACGTCGGCAAAAACATCGCTCGAGTTTCACTGTCTCAAGGACAGCATTCACGTCGTCGTGGTGCCCTCCGTCGCTGAGGTAACGGGGAACACGTCGCCATATCGCATCGCCAGGCAGTACACGTTTGATCTGCAAGTCATCGGCCCGGCCTCACCTCCGAACGCGGCGGATCTCAAGCTGCTGTCAGACGATAAGGACATCTTTGACTTCATTTCCGATGCGATTTCCCACGTTCGCAGCAGTCTTTCTCTGCTCAAGGGGACCATTGACGATCTGACCGCGTGCCTCGGCGACATGAAGCGGTACATCTCCAACGTCGTTGGCATCGTTGACGACATGAAAAGCGTTCTCAACGCCGCATCAGACTTCGTCGCTGGAGTCACCTCGTTCGTGAACATTCCGAAGCAGACCATCAATAGCCTGCTCAACCTTGTGGAGGCTGCCTATGGTGTGGCGAACACCGCGGAGGATCTTCCTCGCAAGGCTGTTCAGGCATGGTCCGAGGCGGCAGATGCCCTGGACGCCATCAACGCGGGCTGCAAGAACCATTTTCGAGAGGACGCCGATGCTCAGGTAACGCGCATCAACGGAAAGATCAACCGCCTGTTCGGCCTGAGCGATCAGCAGCAGGCGAATCTGGAAGCGGCGGCATCGGCCGGGTCAGCGGGGGGGGGGACAATGTCCGTGGCTCAGGTCTACTCTGGGGAGTTCACGCCAGGCGATGCGGCGAAGCAGGCCATCTCGCAGGCCATTCCAGACCTGCAGCCGGGAGAGTTCACGGGATTCAAGGAGGTCCAGGTCGGCCAGGGGGACACGATACAGAGCATCGCCATCAAGTACATGGGCGACGCGCACAAGTGGAAGGCCATCGCGATTCTGAACAACCTCAAGCCGCCCTACATCAGTAGTGGCACGAAAATGCCGGGGACTCTGACCATCGGAGATCCAATCGTTGTTCCGATTAACACGGCGACTGGCGGGATTTCAGCGGCCACAACGGGGAACCCGATTCAAGGGTCCAGCCAGATCGCCGACCGCATGGGGACGGATCTTCGATGGGACAGGTTGGACAGCGGACAGTATAGCTGGGCCATCGATTTCGGTCATGGGGCAGGCGACTTGATCACGGTGAAAGACATCGATAATTTGTCGCAGGCCCTCGGCGTCATCATGAGAACGGAGCAGGGCACGAACCAGGCTTTTCCTGGCGTCGGCATGCCCCGACTGGTTGGCGGAACGGTTCACGATCAACTCTTCGCCGAGGCTCGCTTTGCCATGGAGTCACAGATCACGGCAGACAGGCGCATCGAACGGTTGCTCGGCTTGAAGTTGGAACTGGTTCAGGACGTGCTGACAATAGTTACCGACGTGCAGCCGGTGGGATATGATGGGGCGAGGCAGATCCCTGTAACCCTGTACGGATAGAGAAGGGCATCATGGCTGCTTACCAGGCTGAGACGAAAGCGCAGATTCTTCAGAGAATGGTTAACTACGTGGTTAGCCGTTCGAGCCTCAGCGATCTCACGCAGACCGGCGGGGCATACACCCTGTTGGCGGCCATCGCCAGGGCGATTGAGCGGGCGCAACAGGGAGAGCTTGCGCTTCTCGACGATACCGATCTGGACAAGGCGACGGGTCAGGATCTTGTCGAGATTGGGAAGATCTACAACATAAGCAAGACAAGCGCGCTGTACGCCACGAGCACCGTGGTCTTTTCCCGCACCGGCACCACGGGCACCGTGACCATTGCGTCTGGAACTCAGGTGCGCGTCCCGTCGGCCACCGCGGGAGAAAACCTGGACTATACCACCACGGCGGTTGGAACCATTCTCAACGGGTTCACCACGAGCGCCGCCGTTGCCATCAAAAGCGCGGACACTGGAAGCAAGTACAACGTCGCTCCGGCCGCGATCTCATCGTTTGTCTCCAAGCCGTCTGGGGTGGACGCGGTAACCAACCCGAACGCCATCACCAACGGACGCGATGAACAGACAGACGATGAATACCGCGAGGCCATTCGTAACAAAATCCGCAGTCTCAGCCGATCCACCGTGCTGGGTCTGGAGGGGGCGGCACAGGGAGTGGAAGACTCGGTATCTGGCAAGACCGTGCGGTTCGTCGGGGTGTACGAGGATGAATTTTGGGATAAATACGATCCGACTCAGCCGCAGGTTACCGTCTACATCGACGATGGAAATGGCACCGCTGAAAGCACCTGGGTCAACGTTGGAGTGGCCGTTCTGACCGCCACGGGCGGAGAGTCCGACATCTATCTTCCGGCCAAGCCGATCAAGCCCAGCGCCACGTTCACCCTCTACATCAACGCCCTCGCCGTCGCTTCGGCGAATTTCTGGTTTACGCCCGAGCGCGGACACGTCAAGCTCTCACCGACGGTGTATCCAGACGGGCTCACCGCGGGCGACGCGGTGAAGGCTGACTACACGGAATTTACCGGGCTCATCAAGGAAGTTCAGAAGGTAATCGACGGAGACCCGGCAGATCGCAGCACGTATCCCGGATACCGCGCAGGAGGGATCCGCGTGGCCGTGCTGGCGCCCAACATCGTTGCTCAGACGGTGCAGGGCGACGTGACCATTCTTTCTGGCTACGATCAGGCAACGGTGCTTGCCATGGCCGAGGTGGTGGTGGCGGCATACATCAACAACCTGTCCATCGGGGAGGACGTGCTTCGCGCGGAGATCATCGAGCGCATCATGGGGGTAACCGGAGTCTACAATCTGAACCTTACGCGGCCAGCCGCTGACGTGCTCATTGACGAGCGCCAGATCGCACGAGTCAGCAGCAGCGCGATAACGCTTACATAGAACCATGGCCATACCGATCACGGTCGTTGCTCCTGCCATTGTCGCCCTCGACGGCGGCACGGAGATCCTTCTGACGGGCACCTTCCCGGCTGGAGATCTGACCGTGCGCGTCGGGCCAACTGGAACCTCGTCGGACCCGGCGTGCTATTCGGGAACCGTCGGCCAGGGCTACACGTGCCAGCGTACAGACGCCACAACGCTGTCGGCCATCACGCCCCCGCTTTCTCGGGGGAATAACAAGGTCTCTGTCTACAGCGTCGGGGACTCCGGCCTATGGGCCGGCACACTCATCGCGGTTGAGCATCGCTTCCTTACGTCTATATTCGAACTGCGCAAG